TCTGTGGTCTTAATGCCAAACTTGAACTGATCACACAACTGGGTATTCACGTCATATCTCAAAGTGATCAACCTACCTTCTGCAATACGACTACTGTTCACTGTGAATGGAACTTTGGTAATAGACCTATCTGATGGTCCAAAAACTGAATCCTCATTCAGTGTGTATACCGTTTCACTCTTGGCTTGCTTTTGTGTGGAGGTTGTGTTCTCGGTATACGAGTAGTCCACACCGTAGTAGAAGTCGAACCCATTGTCACCATAGGATATAATCTGCATTTCTACACTGTAGTATCGAATCTTTACACTCTTGTCTTGGTATCCGTACCATGCACTTTCCCACTTGTGACCACCGTGTGGTGTATCAGTAACCGTAAATGTCGCTGTTTCACCATCATAGGAAGTAATCGTAGCGGATTGACCCCAAGCATTGGATGCGCTCATAACCTGTAGTGGACCTAACTTGCCAGTCAAACTGTCTTGTGCAATCGTCCAGTTTGGGTCTGTGCCCAATAGGAAGTAGCCATTGACCGTAGTGGTCATTGCGCTCCAATATGCGTTCTCTGGTGTGCTCTCGTCCGTTCTGAAAGACCACATAGGTGTCTGTGGCTCCAAGTGTAATACAATCCCTGTATCCGGTGTGGTGGCATCGGCACTTGGAAAGTGCATCCATACCTCCTTTTCCCGAAAACTGTAGGCTGCAATACTCTTGTGTATCATAGGTCGGTTCATCACACGCAACATCTTGTCGATGGGCTTGCTTATCTTTTGGAGACTGATGGAGGCCCCACCATTCAAACCACCTGTCAACATCCACACACCTTGTTCATTTAAGAACACGACACCCAACTGTGGAATCACCACTACGGTATTGGAGGCTGTTGTACCAAGTGTGTTGGTGATTGTACTGATGTTGTATACCCCAGCATCAAAAGACACAATATTGATGGCATCCTCTCTGAATACTATCAGATTGTTGTAGAAGGCTACAAGTTGTGTAATGTCACCACCAGTTTGGTTACCCAGGTCAAAGTAGTTCAAGGCACCAAACTGCTCGAATATGCCACCATCTGAATAGATGATACGTGCGCCCTCTGCCAACCACAGTCTGTTGTCCCAAACCTCACCAAATCGCCAGTTGGTACTGATAGGAGTACTCTTGGTAAACGATGGTGCCTCGTCTACTAAGAAGTTGTCTGGCATGGCATCAACATAGAATCGACTACTGTTCTCGTTAATCTGAGTCACAAAGTAGTACAGTTCACCATTGTTGTTTATCTCTTTGGTACGGTAAATACGTCTAGCAACTACACCCTCTTGTCCAATAGGCAAGTCAAGCGCAACACCGTATCTATAATCTGGACTAGGGTCAGCCAACGACCACGATACACTTTGTGTGCCACTCAATGGAGATTCTGCACCCAAGTCTGTAATCATCGACATCTTGTAGTTGTAGGTATACTGTTCTTCTTCGGTTATATCACCCAATCCATACTGAGAGTTTTTACCGAACCAAACAGCAGCACCACCACTAAGAACATTACCACGTTCGTATTCTGTATCCACATCAAGGGGATTACAACTCGGTGTCTGAAGTACAAAACCAAAGTCCCTCCATACCCTGTCGCCACTAAATAACAAGGCTCTGTCACGTCCGTTGATGATAAGTAGATGCTGTCCTAAATTGATATACTGACTAGCAACATCACCCAACTTGGGAATGTACCGATCACTATCAACAACAACAATGTCGTTTTCATAAAATGAACCTGTGTACGTACTGCCCTGTCCTTTATTACCGAGAACATAATACAACCTTCCACCTTGTTCGATGAAAGTATAAATGTCCTTGGTGCCTTGTCGTTTCCATTGGAATACAGAATCCACCTTGTCTTTGAAGTACCGTTGGGCAATTACATCATCCACAGTGAATGTAGAAGGCATGTGCCACCAAGATTCAAAACCAACGTTGGCTTTCCATCCATCCTCTGACACATAACGACAGTTGTTGATGATGTTGGCATCGCCAAACGTAGGCAACAATACTTGATTGACACCCCTACATGGTACAAACTTTTTGAACCGTTGTGGTTTCATGGAAGTCTCCGAAGTGATGAACCATCATACGTTGGACGACCAGTTGCCATATGGAATCGACCACGTACTACTTGTTGATCAATCTTGTCTACATATCGCTTGGCAAGTCCATTGACTTCCTTCATGTATTTCTTTTCATACGTAGCTGCTAAACCTTGTTGACCCAACTTCAAGTAGATGTCCTCAAGTGCTTTGTACACAATCAGTTGATGGAACTCATATGGCATCTGTGGTACATCGGTAGCCAACACCAAGTCCCGTGGCTTAAACATGTATCGCATTACCATTTCACGCACGTAGTCATGATAAACAGTAATGGTACCTGGAGGATTCTGTACTTGCTCTACCTCATAGTCCCAACCGATTGGACGTGGGTATGGTCGTATCTGCTGGTGTTGTCCATCAATCTCGATGTACCGTTGCGAACCGTTGTCTAGTTGATTGGTGTAAGAGATAAGCGCAACACTTAGAGTATCCTCTACGACCATTGGTTCAAGGTATGTAGAGTCATTTCTAATCAAACCACCGTTGGTCACATATAACCAGCATGGAAGTCCTTTGCGCTCACCAGTAGCACGATCAAAGTTTTTGTTCCAGAATACAACCTTACGGTACCCTTCCCACTGTGTAGGCTGTTGGTCTTTGTTGCTATACGAATCGGCAAAAATATTGTCGTCATCATAAGACTTGAAAGTAATCAGAATACCTGTATTGTCCTCTAGTATTTCATACACCTGTGGCTCAGCCAATGCACCTACTTTGCCATCCTTCACAAATGCCCAAGTAATCTCGTAAAAGTTTCCGGCTTGGAAGTTTGATCCGACTAGATTGGATTGACCTAGTGTCAGTTGCTCTGCCGGTTTGATGTTCTGTACTGGTGTTGTGATGTACCCTTCTGCATAGGACTGTGTATAGTCCACACGCAGATCTAAATCTTCTTCTCGTCTAGGAAGAATTGCTGTTGACTTGCCATAGGGATTCTGACTACCAGTTACACTCACATAGGGGTAGTCACGATGACCCAAATACAACAGTTCCAAACAATCTATGGGCAAGTCGTAGAACCGTTTCTTTATTTTCCAGTTGCTATTTTCTATTGAACTATCGCCCTCAAACGGTCTGTCTAAAAGTATTACTTGACCGGCTAACACTTTACTGATGGTGTATTCCATCGTGTCAATCTCAATAGGTTGCCCTTCCCAAATGTCGGGATCATGCAAACGGTCAATCGCAGCGACAAATGCAACTTGTCTTTCACCCTTATTGATGGAGGCGGTGACTGTACCACCAGCATTGTTCTCTGTATCAGTGCCTGGCAAGATGTCTGTATGCAAACGCATGGTGCCAAGTTTGGTAGTGAAGTTCCACCGTTTCATGGTCCATAGGCTGTAATAGGCATCGTTGATTAGTTCATCCAATTGGTCATTGAATTGCGACAATTCTGGAGAGTAGTCTGTGATGTTCTTAATCTTTTGTCGCAATGCTTTTAAATTAGCCATAGGTCACCATATGAAAAAAGGATGGGTGTTTCCACCCACCCTTAGGATTTTTCAACATACAAAGAAGATTAGAACTGCTTGATCACAAACACAGTTGCCACGTTAGCAGTATCTGCTTCTGCTGCAATAGCAATGATGGGCACTACATCTGTGTTTAGATAAATCGAGGCACGACCAGCAGTAGACCCAATGCACAATGTGTCACCAGCAGCAGTCGCACCATCTACATTTGCACTTTCATGGATACCAGCAACTGTTACATCAACAGTTTCACCAGCAGCAGTCGCACCATTGAGAGCAAATCCAATAGCGCATTTATCTGTGGCAGTACCAGTATCGGCTTTGACAATGTAGATACCTTTATCGCCATCGCTTGTTTTGCTTAAATCCAAAGATACCAAGTCGTTAGCAGCAATCGCCTCAGCAGCAATAAATGTTTCGACTTGACGACGATTCATCGCTCCAACACCAACTGAGGTAGTTCCACCAGAAGGCAAGGCATTGTACTGAGAAGTTTCTAAGTATTGAATAATGTTTTGTGTAGACATGATAAGCCTCCTTAGTAA